CTTAAAAATCTCTTTGCGAACTTGATAAAAAAAAACTGTGCTCCAAGTATATACTTCACATCTAATTCTTTTTTAAACAGTTCTGACCGTTTCTTCATCGTATTGACATCATATATTTCAATATCGTAATCATGTTCTGACCTTTCGTTTAGAATTGGTCTATACATAATTGCTGCAAGTATGTGTAATAAATCTAATAACTCATCAGTCTTCTTAGTTGAAATGGTATCCATATCCACAAACTCTGCAAATGTTAACTCTCTCCAATTGGGAAAGAAACCATACTTTACACCATTCAATTCAAATCTATCTACAAACTTTATTTCACCCTCTTTTGGTATGATAGAAAGAATATGTGCAGCCAGATAGTTAATCTCGTTAAATCCTGCATCCAATAAATCTTTTAATGGTGCATTTGAAACAATACTGATTAGTTTTGCTGCAAAGTAATCCTCGTCAAATAAATCTTTGACTTTGAATATCTTAACATAGTCTTCAATTGATATTACATCAGGAATGTAATATGGTTCACCATCAATTTTAAATTTTACCATATATATGTATATTTTTTTACACGAATGATATACTATATCTACCCGTGGTTTTATGTGCTTTTATTTCTTGATACATTCTCATCATTAGTGCATCACTTAAGTCAGGAGATTTACCAAGTATCCTTTTCATCTCATCCTTACTCATTACACCGACCTTATTATCTTTATCTATATCTTTTAGTTTTATTGCTAATAATTCCTGTGTTAAGTCTTCCACAACTGATGGTTCTAATAAGTTAATACTAATCTTCCCCTCTTTGAACATCTCAGATAGTTTAATATAACACTGACTCTTTAGGTTTGTAAAGTTTTGTTCATGTAATGGTCTTCCATTATTGACAAAGTTTGTACCCTTGATTTGATCCGCAACACCGCCTCCTACGCCATCACTATCTATAATCACTTGTTGTGGATGGATTCCGTGAAACTTCATTAAGTCCTTAATTTCGGACGATAATTCTGTTGTTGATACTTTCCTATAGATGTGACAAGATATTAGAACCAGACCCACCCAAATCATTACTACGGACCTGTCATCACCAAACCTTGCTACATCCACCGTCATATATTTCTTTTCTTGTGGATTTGGTTCAAACTTATATATACAACTACTAATCTCATCAAACTTGAATAGACTATCACTATCATCCATATAATCCCAATCACCTTCCAACAATCTTTTTCTCTGTTGTGGAGGTAATTCTTTTAACATTTCAATATAAGATGCTGGTAAGTGTGGGTTGTCCATAGGTAAGGATGGAATGAACACTTGGTTCTGTGATAACCTTTCCTGTATGAATGGTAGATAGAAGTCCTTCTTAATCCAATTGTTTGAGGGGTTACATGTCATTAATACCTTTGGTATTAGATTATACTCATTCAGTTTATATCTAATACGAGATTTAACAATACTGAATGCTAGTGATGTAATTTGTGCGGCCTCATCTATAAAGGCTGCAGATATTTCCAACGAACCTAAACTATCATAGTTGGGGTCTGATGGATTATACGCAAGGTCTTTGAATATAATCTCTGATTTGTTATAGAATGTAAGAACATTACTTTGACCATTATAGGTAAAGTGTTCACCACTCTTCATTCCCATACTACCTAATAAATCAAATAAAGTATTAAGTGTTGTAAGTTTTAATTGAGTTAATACTGAACGACCTATTAAACATCTTATACCTTTATGATTTAAACATAATGTTGTAATCCATAAACAACCCAACCAAGACTTTCCTCCACCCGCAGACCCACCAAATAGGACAATATTGGTTTGGTCATCAGTAAGATACCTCCACGCTTGTGACTGACGTTTGGTTGGGCTTATGTTAATTGTGGACATATAATATTCTGTTAACCTTTTTATACTTGGCTATTTTATATTTCTTTTTAAACTCTTCAACAAAAAACCAATCAGCCCATTCTTGGTCTGTTCTTAATTTAATTTTCTTGGCCATATTGGTCTTACACATGAAACTTCCAATATCTATCTTACCTAATTCAAGTTTTGATAATAGTGGTATATATTCGTTATTAATCCAATTGTGAACCATATCACAATAAACAAAGTGATGATTCTCACCATCTCTTAACATTACATCCACAAACTCAGGGACATAATAGTTGTCCTCACCTGTCATTACCACCCATTCCTCTGTTGCGTTGGTTAAACCATATTGTCTTGGGGTATGTCCCCAATCATTATGTCTCTCAGGTAGAATGGTTAGTTTAATTCTTTCATCATTAAAGAACTCTACAATTATTTTCATCTCCTGTTGTATTTCTTCAGGAGGACAATCTGCAACAACATGTGCAACCCAATTGGGATTTGATTGTGCTTTAAGTGAACCAAGAATTGTAATTAAGTGATTAATTCTTGAGTAAGTCGGTATTATAAATTCAATCTTCTTTTCCATATATAAAGTTGTGTGCTGATAAATCTTCTATATCTTCGTTATGTCCTAATTCATTATCCCATCTATTTGGGTCGTGTTGTATTTCACAATCTATTCTACCTCTTCTACATCTAATCTCCCAATCCTCTTTTGTCTTGTTGTGAAAGTGACTGATGTACGCAACATCTGTTGGTCCATTAGGATGGAATGGTCCTGTGAATATATTACCATTTGTATCCATAGATGGATTAAAACAATTGTGTGGTAACATCATCTGTTGATTGGTTCTTGTATTAACAATTACTTTAATGTGTTCATTTACATCTTTATTTCTCTTTGGGAACATTTTAAGTAATGAATTACATGTTCTCTTTTCTATTCCCATATTTCCGTGGAAATACCAATTAAGAGAGATGATATTTGTTCTATCCTTATATTCGTTTATAAAGTCTTTGATATTATTATGTTTCTTTAATACAATAAATTCATCACAATCAATAAACGCAATCCAATCATATTCTGTGTTAGTTCTTAATACTTGATTGTATAGTGGAACCTGTATTGACCTACCATCACAAACTTCTTTGATTAGATAAGGTTTTTCAATATCTGTCCTCCAATCGTTTTGGTACATAATAATCTTATCAAAACCTAATTTGTTATTGTACTCCAACCATTCATCTAAGTAATAGTCTTCCCACTTTGCCACACAAACTAATGCTACTTTCATTATAAAAATTTAATCCAACTTCCATCTTTGAAAGTTTTATCAGGTTTACCCAATACTTCATCAACCGCCTTGGTTACACCTTGTAAATGATTATGTGGTGTACCGTAATCGTGACCACCAATCACACCACCTTTCTTAACAAATGATAGATAATCTAATATATCATTCTTAACTCCTTCATAGGTATGTAAACCATCGATGTAGATAAAATCAAACTTCTCTTCACCTAATGGACCAACCGCATCACAACTCATCATCTTATAGATTGTGACCTTTGTCTTCTCCTCTTCAATTGTGTTCTTAAATTCTTGGAACACATCATCAAAATTAAAATTACTTGTTGGGTCAAGTGGGTCATAGTTAGGAAGGAACGGATCAATTGCTGTAACATGTTTAAAATGTTTTGCAAAGATGATTGTACTCTCACCGATGAATGAACCAATCTCAATCATAGTTTTATCGGAGACATCTCCTAATTCTTTAATCATTTCTAATAGACCTTCTGTACTGAACTGGTCTCTCATTATTACTTTTTTCATATATATGTTATTCAAAAACGAAGTTTTACGAGTATGTTATTATAAAAAAAATTAATCTGTTAGATTAATATGAATTGATATAGGTTCCCCATTTGAGGTAATATCAATCTTTCTTTGTTCCAACCCGTATAGTTTATTTATATCTGCTAGTGTTTCACGTTCCACCCTCTTATTGTTGTCAAGCCTGGCCCTATGTAACAAGTCAAAGTACCTACTAAGTTGTTCTGAGATAATCTCTTCCGACTTTTCTTCAAACCTTGCTTTAATTCTATCTTTGCAATCTTTCCAAATAGTTTCAGCTGCACGTTCTGTGATTCCCCATTTCTTGGCTCCTTGTTGTCTGAACTCTGTGTAGGATAACTTTTCATATAAAATCATTTCAAATGCTTCAGGTATCCTTTCCTCATAGGTTGCTATGTTAGACTTTCTACCACCTTTATTTTGTTTGTCTTCCATTATATTGTTAATTTTAATTCATTTTCAATATAGGACTTTAATTTTCTTGCTTGAGTGTTTACACACTGTTTACAACTCCAATCAAAGTTCTCGTTGAAAATAGATTTATATACATCATTTACAAAGGGTCTTTCTTCTTCTTTAATTCCACCTAATAAATGATATGCTAGTTTTACTTGTTCAGGACTAAATTCTATTGTCTCTTCTACTATTGGTTCTAATTTGGTAACTACCTTTTTCTTTTTACAAGTTGTACATCCCATATATATAAATATTAAAAATTGTTAATTAGAATT